ACCCGAAGCCTCAACGCCCGTAAGAAGGACATTGGCTACGCCAACAACCGTGACCGACCCAATCTGGCCTGCGGCTTTAACCCCATGATGGGCGGCTTAGGCGGTTTCGGCGGCTTTAACCCAATGATGGGTGGCTTCGGTGGTATGGGCGGCGGTATTGCTGCACTGCTCGGCCAGTTGCGCGCTGTTCAAGGGGGAAATGGAGACCCCAACGCCCCACCTCCGGGGATGAAGTTGAACCCGAATTACAATCCGGCCAACGCTATGCTTACAGATGTTCGCCCCGACGACAGGACTAGGCAGATGTTTATTCCTGATATGGGGCAAAAGGGGCCGACTGGACCTCATGGCGGGTACGATTTACTCGGTAGGCCGATTCAAGGGGGTAATCAGCCGTCGTCGGACCCTAATGCTGGCAAGGTAAAGAATCCGTACTACTATGACCGTTTCGCTAATGGTGCGATTGGCACTGCGGATGTCCAATTTGGCGACAGGGAATACATAAATCCAGAAGAATTGAAAAATTATGAAAACCGTTTAGAAAGGAATAAAAACACAGCCGCTAGATATGAAGAATTAAAAAACACCCCAATAACCGACGCCCAAAGAAATTCGGCTATGTACACTCTTGCAGCCAATAAAGGGTATAACAGAGTAGGGGAAGGTGCTACTGATCCGAATACAGTAATGAACTTTTTAAAAGAGAAGAATATAGATTATAGTGATGACGCACTTAAATCTTATCGCTCACCTTCTGATTTCGGCCTTAATTTTGAATTTGATTAGTAAACGAGCATAATATTCATGGTCGATAAAACTACAGCAACGACAGACTTCAACCTCGACCTCAATACTATTATTGAAGAGGCTTTTGAGCGTTGTGGGGCTGAATTGCGTACGGGTTATGATTTCCGTACGTCGAAGCGTAGTCTTGCCCTGCTTCTGATGGACTGGGCTAATCGTGGCGTGAACTTGTGGACGCTAGAGCAAGGCACCCACACTTTGACCTACAACGTCGGTACTTATGATTTGCCGGTGGATACGGTAGACCTGCTTGACCATGTAATCCGTACTGGGTCTGGTACCAATCAGCAGGACATCAACATCTCGCGTATTTCATCCAGCACCTACGTATCAATACCGAACAAGAATGCGACAGGCCGACCGATCCAGATTTGGATTAATCGCCGCACGGGCGCGACGGGTGCGGATAACGTAATTGTTTACCCTCAGTTTACGGTCTGGCCGAAGCCCGATAACAGCACTACTTGGATTCTTTACTACACCCGTCTGCGTCGTATGTTTGACCCCGGTACAGGCGTTAATGGTCAGGATATCCCGTTCCGCTTCCTGCCCTGCATGGTTGCTGGGCTGGCCTATATGCTGTCGCTAAAGATTCCGGGTGCAGAGGGTCGTACTCAGGTCTTGAAGGCCCAGTATGACGAGGCTTGGGATTTGGCTTCTGGCGAGGATCGTGAGAAAGCCGCAGTACGCTTTGTCCCACGTGAGAGTTTCTTGGGTGGCTACTAATGCCAAACAGGTTTGCCAGTGGCAAAAACGCTATCGCCATGTGCGACCGCTGCGGGTTTCAGTACAAACTGAAGCAGTTAAAGTCGCTCGTGATCAAGACCAAGAACGTAAATATCTTGGTATGTTCGGAGTGTTGGGAGCCGGATCAGCCTCAATTATCGCTTGGTTTGTACCCCGTGGACGACCCGCAGGCGTTGCGGAATCCGCGACCGGATACGAGTTATTTTGCGGTAGGTAATGACGGCGCAAATGGCAGTCGTCAGATACAATGGGGCTGGGCTCCCGTAGGAGGGGCTAGAGCAGACGATGCCGGGTTAACCCCAAATGATTTAGCCCCGGCAGGTGAAGTCGGGACGGTAACGGTCGTTACGACCTAGGAGATTGAGATGGCTATGAGTAAACTTGAAAAACACGCGGCTCTCCCGGCGAGCAAGGCTCACGGTCCGGGTCGGGTCAAGAACATGCGTGCTGGTGGCAAGACCAACAGCGACATGAAGAAGTACGGTCGGAATATGGCGAAGGTGATGAACCAGCGCAGCCCGATGCGTGGCTCTTCTGGCCCGAGGTAAGCATCATGAAAGAACTGAACCCCGGCAAGATTAGGCCGAACACGGATTCGACGGGTCGTAATGGCTATCCTGAGAAGGATGTCAACAAGGGCGTTACCCACATGAAGATGAAGGGTGCTGGCGCTGCGACCAAGGGCACGAAGTTCGTGTCTCAGATTAATCTTGAGAACAACAGCAAGTACCGGTCTGGCTGGTCTCCGTGAACTACAGTCAACTCTCAACGTTGATTCAGGATTACTGCGAAAGCACGGAAACGTCTTTTGTAGCGAATATCCCTACGTTTGTGCAGTTGGCTGAAGAGCGGATTTATAACTCAGTCCAGATCCCGGCGATTCGTAAGAACGTCACCGGTACGATGACGGCGCAATTTCAGTATTTCTCCCTGCCGTCTGATTGGCTCTCGACGTTCTCGCTTGCGGTGATTGACCCGACTACGGGTGAGTACGAGTACCTGTTGAACAAGGATGTGAACTACATCCGCGCTGCGTATCCACCACCCAACTCGTATGGGAAGCCTAAGTACTACGCTATCTGGAATAACTCCAGCATGATTCTTGGGCCGACCCCAGACGTTGCGTACACGGCCGAACTGCATTACTACTATTACCCGGTTTCTATTGTTACTAATTCAACATCGTGGCTTGGGGACAACTTTGAGACCGTGTTGCTCTACGGATCGCTCCGCGAGGCGTACACTTATCTCAAGGGCGAAGCCGATATGATGCAGTACTACGAGCAGAAGTATCAGGAAGCCCTTGCTCAATTGAAGCGTCTGGGCGATGGTCTGGATCGTCAGGATGCGTACCGTTCAGGACAAGCGAGGATTCCGGTCACATGAGTTTTGAAGGTGGGTTAGAACTTGGTACGGTAAAGGTGTTTACCACGGACAGTCGTGGATTTACGCCAGACGAGATGGCAGATCGTGCTGTTGATCGCCTTCTTCGCATTAATAACCGTTCAGAACTTAAACGTGTTCTGGCGCAGTACTTCAAGGAAGCACAGGAATCCGAGCGGATGAACCTGCGGCGCATATTGATTGAAAACGGTTTTATGAATGCTATAGAGCATTTAGGAGATTGAGATGGCTATTACTCAGGCAATGGCAACGTCGTTTAAGGTTGAGATTCTTGACGGAATCCACAACTTTGGGACCGGCGTAATCCGGGCTTCGACGGCTGCGGATGTCTTCAAGATCGCTTTGTACACCTCGTCTGCTACGTTGAGTGCGTCTACTACGGCATATACGACTACGGACGAAGTTTCTTCGTCTGGTACGAACTACACTGCTGGCGGTAAGACGTTGACGATCTCGCAAGTACCGACTTCAAGCAGCACGACGGCGTATTTGGATTTTGACGACATTACGTGGGACTCGGCCACAATTACGGCAAATGGCGCGTTGATCTACAACAGCAGTCAAAGTAACAAGGCGGTGGCGGTGCTGGCGTTCGGCGGGGATAAAACCTCGACGGCGGGCAACTTCACTATCCAGTTCCCGGCTGCTGCAGCATCAACCGCAATCCTCCGTATCGCCTAATTTAATTAGGCAGGGGCCGTGGCAGGCGTCATAGTCGCCTTCGACGGTTGGAACGCTTCCGGCGTAGGCTGGGGCGAACAAGGTTGGGGCGAAGGTGTTGGCAATCTTACTGCAACGGGTGCGGTAGGATCTGTTGTTGTCACGGGCTCCGTAAATATCCCCGTTACGGGCGTTGAAGCCGCAGGCCAGATTGGGTCGGTCACGGTTGTTGGCGTAGCCAATGTCCTTCTTACGGGCGTTGAGGCTTCGGGTGCCGTTGGCACAGTTGTTGTCGTTACCGACCAAGTTATCTCCGTCACGGGTGTTGAAGCCACCGGGCAGTTAGGGGATGTCGTCGTTGCGGCCTCGGCAGTTGCGGTCGTTACCGGGGTTGAGGCTTCGGGTGCCGTTGGCACCGTATTCGTTAAAACGGATCAAGTCCTTGCCGTTACCGGCGTTGAGGGGACGGGAGCGGTCGGCACTGTTACGGTACAGGCAGCGGCTATTGTTCCTGTTACCGGGCTTTCTGCTACGGGCGAAGTCGGGGATGTCCTAGTTGCAGCGGCAGCGGTTGCTGCTGTTACCGGAGTGGCTGCGACCGGGGCGGTTGGGACAGTTTTTGTTGTCACCGATCAGAACCTCTCGGTCACCGGAGTCTCGGGTACAGGGGAAGTTGGAACGGTCGATGTACGGCTTGAAATCAAGGTTTTTGTCACGGGTGTATCGGCAAGCGGTGCAGTCGGCACGGTCACTACATCGTCAGGCTCAAATGTTGTAGTCTCTGGGGTAGCCGGAACCGGCGCGGTTGGGGTAGTCAACATCTGGGGACAGATTAATACCAATCAGAACGCGAATTGGACAGGAATTAACAACGCGCAAAGCGCGACTTGGACAGATATTAGTACGACGCAAAACCCAAATTGGACGCAGATTGCGGCGTGAGGTAACTAAAGATGAGTAGTACATACAGCACTAACCTTGCTCTTGAACTGATCGGAACGGGCGACCAAGCCGGTACGTGGGGTAATACCACGAACACCAACCTTGGAACCCTGATTGAACAGGCGATTTCAGGTTACGTCACTCAGGCCGTTTCAACCGGTACTGATACCACCATCACCATCCCTAACGGCGCGACCGGTGTCGCCCGTAACATGTACATTGAACTCACGGGTACGGGTGGTACGAACACCAACCTAATCGTCCCTGCCAACAAGAAACTTTACTTCATTTTCAACAACGCCTCCGGTGCGGTGACCGTGAAGGTCTCGGGCCAGACGGGTGTGTCAGTCCCTGCCGGTAAGAAAGTCGTGCTGGCGTCCAACGGCACGGATACGGTCAACGCGCTCAACTACATTGCAGACTTCGGCAGCAACTCGGCCACCATCACGCAGTTGACTGCGACCTCGGCCACGATCACAAACCTGACGCTGACCAGCCTTGTCATCAGCAATCTGAGTATTGCTTCGGCCAATATCACGACGCTCACCTCGTCCTCCGCGACCATCAGTACGACTCTTGCTCTCTCCGGCGGCACCGCCAACGGCGTGCTGTATCTGAACGGCAGCAAGGTGGCGACGTCGGGGAGTGCGCTGACGTTTGATGGAAGCAGTTTTTTAGTTGGAGCGACCTCTGCGGCGGCGGGCAAGGCCGTCATCAAAGATACGGCAAGCAGCAATACGCTTTGGCTGATTGGCCGAACGTCAGACGGAGCATCTTCTGTATCGTTTAGAAATGCAGCAGACTCCGCTTATAACGCACGACTTGAGGGCGTATCTGGTCAGTTGATATTTGAGGCTAACGGCACCGAAGCCATGCGCCTCACCTCCACCACGCTCTACACAGCGTCGGGGATTAACGTCGGCATCGGGACGAGTTCGCCTGCGACTAAATTAGACACGGCTGGAACTGTAAGAAGTACGACGCAGACTGTTCCCTCATCTGGTACAGGAGCGGAACTATATTACGACGCGACCAACGCTGGGCTGCGCGGGTACAACCGAACTGGCGCTGCTTATGTGAATCTGGCGCTCAACGACAATATGTATGTCGGTGGCGGGTCTTCCGGCAATGTCGGCATCGGGACTAGTTCGCTTTTTGGTGTTTTAAATTTACAAACAAGCACTAACGCTAGAATTGAGTTCGGATCAGCAAGTACAGCAGGTTCGCTTGAAGTTTTAAATAACGCAAGAAATGCGTACCTAGATTACGACGTTTACGCTTTAGTTCATCGGTGGAGAAAACTTGGCTCCATTGCAATGACCCTCGACTCCTCCGGCAACCTCGGCTTGGGCGTCACGCCGAGTGCGTGGAGAAGCACCGAAAAGGCAATTCAAATTGGCTCGTGGATGGGGTTGTATACCGATTCTGGGCTTACTTCAGAAGTTTCGTATAACACTTATATCAATTCATCAAATCAATATATTTATCAAAACACGGGATACGCAAGTCGGTATCAACAGTATCTCGGGGATCATGCTTGGTTTACAGCAGCATCTGGCACCGCAGCCGGAACTATCTCATTTGGCAATGCAAAGATGGTGCTGACTAATGCCGGGAATTTGGGGGTGGGGACGACTTCGCCAAACATTGGTGGCGTTAACAAAGCAATTACTGTTAATTCGGCAACAAGCACAAATTGTTCTTACGAGTTATCTGTTAACAATGTTCTACAAGGGTCTTTATTTACAGGTATTTCAACTTCTTCCGTTGCTTTATATACCGTTGCTAACGGTCCGCTACTTTTCGGCACCAACAACACCGAACGCGCCCGCATCACGAGCGGGGGGTATTTCAAGGCGAGTAATACGGGAAGTTATGTCGGCTCTACTGGCGCGTATCATGAAGCGGTATCCGACGGAACCGGCAACACGCTGGTAGTCCGAAACAGCAGCACATCAACAGATACAGACGGCACGATTTTTATATCAAACGCGAGAAACACGACAGACAACACCTACTATATTCTTAGTGCATACAACACGACCGCCGCTGCATTTAAGTTTCGCGTAGCCGACTCAGGCAACGTCACCAACACGAACGGCTCATACGGCACGATTTCCGATGCCAAGATGAAAACCGACATTGTGGACGCGAGTTCACAGTGGGGCGACATTAAGGCAATCCGGTTCCGCAAGTTCAAGATGAAGGATGACCCGCAGCAAATCACGCAGTTGGGTGTTGTGGCGCAGGAACTTGAGCAGACCTCGCCGGGGTTGGTGGAAGAACACGCCGACCGCGATGCAGAGGGCAATGACCTTGGCACTACCACCAAGTCGGTCAAAACCTCTATCTTGCTAATGAAAGCCGCCATCGCCCTGCAAGAAGCCATGACCCGCATCGAACAACTTGAGGCGAAAGTCGCCGCATTGGAGAGCAAATAAATGTCTACGGTAATTACATGGAACATCTCGGTTCTTAACTGCATCCCGCAAACCGCAGAGGGCGCGGATTACGTCGTCACAGCGCACTGGCAGTGCAACGGCGTAGACGGCCAATACAACGGCAGCGTCTACTCGACCTGTTCGTTTCCCGTCGTGCAGGGTGCTTTCACCCCGTATGACCAACTCACGCAGGATCAAGTGCTGGGCTGGATTTGGGCCAACGGCGTGGATAAGGCCGCGACCGAGGCTGCGGTGGAGCAGCAGATTCAGAACCAAATCAACCCGCCTATCGTGTCGCCGCCGCTGCCGTGGGTGACGCCGTGAACGAGATTGATTTGAAGGTAACGTTGGAGGAGGCCGTCGCCATCGTCAACCTCCTTGGCAGCCTGCCGACGTCGCAGGGCGGGTATCCGCTTTGGGCCAAACTCAAGGCGCAAGTGGAAGCGCGATTGCCGAAGAAAGAAGAAGAGTCATATCTTGAGCCGGTTAAACAATGATGGACGTTTATATAAATCTCATCTTTCTTGTCACTTTTATCGTCCTTCAGATTGGCGACATCTACACCACGCACAGGGTGCTGAAGCAGGGCGGACGGGAACTGAACCCTATCCTCGCCAAACTGTTTGAAAAGGCCGATCCGATTGTGGTGATGGTGACGCTCAAACTCGCTGCGGTTTGGGCGTTGTGGTATGTGGATGTGTACTGGATCACGGCTCTGGCCTGCGCGGTATATCTGTACGTCGTTGTGAATAACTACTACGAGATCAAAAAATGACCACCGTGCAAGAACTGGAAGTGACCGTGACCAGCCACATTGATGTCTGTTCGGTACGGTACGAAGCGATCCATGCGCGTTTAAAGCGTCTGGAGAGGCTCGTGATCTCAGTCGGAGGCACGGTCATTCTGGTGCTGGTCGGTGCGTTGGGTTCTATGGCAATGATGCTGGTGGAGGCATTGCAGAAGTGAATATGCAGAAGATTGTGGATATGTTGTTCCCGGTGCTGTTGGCCGCTGTCGGCTGGCTGCTGACGGAAATTGCATCGTTCAACAATCGTCTGATGTCGGTTGAGAGCAAGATGCCCGCGCTGATTACGCCTGAAGGTGTACCTACCGATAGCCCGTTAAGCGCGTCCCGTCGTCAAGAACTGAAAGACGACATCATGGAGGACATCCATGACTTGCAGGTGCGCGTCAAACTGATGGAGGAACGACAAAAATGATGACCATGATTAGCACCTTTCTGTCGTTCCTTGCGGGTGGACTGCCCAAGATTCTGCAAATCTTCCAAGATCGGCAGGACAAGAAGCATGAACTGGCCCTTGTCGCAGCCCAGAAAGAGCGTGAGTTAGCCCTTGCAGAGCGTGGGTTTATCGCGCAGGCACGGGTTGAGGAAATCAAACTGGAGCAAATCCAGACGCAGACGGCTGCTGAGGAACGCCAAGCCCTGTACAACCACGACATTGAGATTGGCAAGGGTGCGAGTCAGTGGATGATTAACCTGCGTGCCAGCGTCCGCCCTGTCGTGACGTACATTTTCGTGCTGGAGTTGGTCGCGCTGAACATTGCCGGGGTGTGGTACGCATGGCATCAAGGGGTGCCGTTTGCGGCTGCGATGGCCGAAGTGTTTTCGGATGACGAAATGCTGATCCTCAGCAGCATAATTGCCTTTTGGTTCGGGACACAGGCTTTTGGCAAGAAGTGAAAGTCAGCGCCGCAGCCATCGACATGATCAAGCACCACGAAGGGGTGAGGACTAAGCCTTACCGTTGTCCGGCGCTGCTGTGGACGGTGGGGTGCGGCCATGTGATCGATCCGACCCATGCGGCGGTGAAGTATGAGGAGCGCAAAAGTCTACCGGTACCCGCAGGCTGGGATCGCACCCTCACGATGGACGAGGTGGATCGGATACTTGCTCAAGACCTTGGTCGGTTTGAGCGTGGCGTGGTTCGACTTTGCCCTGCTGCTGTTGGTCGTCAGGGAGTCTTCGATTCTCTCGTCAGTTTTGCCTTCAACGTGGGTCTTGGCAATCTCCAGCGTTCTTCCCTTCGGATGAAGACCAACCGGGGTGATTTTGAAGAAGCGGCAGAAGAATTCATGAAATGGACGAAGGCGGCTGGGCGTGTATTGCCCGGTCTCGTCAAACGCCGTAAAGATGAGCAGGCTTTATATTTGTCGGGAGTTGCCTAGATGCCCCTACAAAAACTTGAATTGCGCCCCGGCGTAAATCGTGAATCAACCTCCTATGCCAACGAAGGCGGGTTCTTTGCGGGCGATAAAATTCGTTTCCGCTCTGGCTACGCGGAGAAACTGGGCGGTTGGACCAATATCACCAACGGCGGTAATACGTTTAAAGGCGTAGCCCGAATCCTGTGGAATTGGATTTCTACACTCAATCAGAATCTTCTGGGTGTTGGTACTAACCAGAAAGTTTATACAGAACTGGGCGGCGTTTATTACGATATTACGCCCCTTGCCGCATCCCTTACGTTATCTTCCGACCCGTTTTCTACTACATCAGGTAGCCGTCTAGTTACGGTAACGGCCTCGGCCCACGCGTCAGCGGTTGGTACTTACGTCAATTTTAGCGGGGCTACAGCGGTAGCGAGTCTTACGATTAATGGGGACTACCCCATTCAGTCCGTTCCAACTTCTAATACTTTCACAATCTACGCCTCTGCTACGGCGTCCTCTACCGCGACGGGCGGGGGATCGCTTGTTATTGCCAAGTTCGATATCGATGCAGGCACTGCCATATCCACGACGCAAGTCGGCTGGGGTGGGCCTCCGTGGGGCGAAGGGGGTTGGGGATCAAGCACAGGGGCGGGCGTCCCGTTGCGTCTTTGGTCTATGTTTAATTACGGGAATGACCTCATATTTGCCGAGCGTAACGGGGCGGTATACTTTTGGACGCTAGATACGACGAGTTGGAGTCGGGCTATTCCCCTTGCCGATAAAGCCGATGCCACAACTAAATGGGACGCAACCGCAGCGTTTGCTTCAGGCGTAACTACTATTGTGGTGGATGACGCCACAGGGATTAACACTGGCGCAGTCATTTCAGGTAGCGGCATCGTGACCGGCACATACGTCACGACAGCATGGGATGGGTCTACTTCGGTAACGATTTCTACGGCGACAAACGCCTCGGCCACAGTGTCGGCTTTGGCATTTAGTTACGCAGGACAACATGTCCCTAAAGAAGTTCTAATGGTGATTGACTCGCCGGTAAATGACTTTGTGATCTGTGCCGGGGCCACGCCGTATAACCCGATTGATTTTCAAACGACGTTTAATCCGCTCCTTGTTCGCTGGTCTGACCAGAGTAATGCGTTTGAGTGGGTGCCGGAAGTCACTAATCAGTCTGGAGAACAGACGCTCTCGCACGGCTCGTACATAGTTACGGCGCTTAATACTCGTCAGGAGATCTTGATTTGGACAGATACGGCCATCTTCTCAATGCAGTATTTGGGACCGCCGTTTGTCTGGGGCTTTAATCTTCTTGACCAAGACGTATCAATTGCTTCGCAAAACGCTGCCATCACGGTCAACAACGTCACCTACTGGATGGGGCGGGATAAGTTCTTCATGTACACGGGGCGGGTTGAGACGCTGCCTTGCACCCTTCGTCAGTTCGTCTATAGCGACATTAACCTCGACCAGTTGGATCAAATCTGTTCTGGGGCAAACGAAGGGTACAACGAGGTATGGTGGTTCTATCCGTCTCTCAATAGCCTCGTGAATGACCGCTATGTTATTTATAACTATCTTGAACGTGTTTGGTACTACGGGAATTTGAACCGTACCGCGTGGTCTGAACACACTCAGCGGCAGTATCCGATGGGCGCGTTTTCGATCCAGATTGGGTATTTAGCGACTTCGATTAACTCATCGGTGACTACGATTGCTCTGACGGATGCGTCTAGTTACCCCAATGCGGGTACGGTTGTTATTGACTCGGAGCAGATTACGTATACGTCTAAAGACGGTAATACCTTGATAGGTTGCGTTCGTGGCGCGAATAGCACGACGGCTGCTTCGCATGAACAGTACACGATGGTTGAGTTAAGAGTGCCGAACCAAGTTCTCTATCACGAATTTGGCAATGACGACGCGTCAGTGACCCCAGCCCTGCCGATTGAAGCGTTTATTGAATCGTCTGATTTCGATATTCAAGACGGTCAGAGTTTTGGCTATGTCTGGCGCATCTTGCCTGACCTTAACTTTACGGGGTCAACAGGCAGTAGTCCGAGCGTTACGCTGACGGTTAAGCCAAGGCAGAACTCGGGTTCAAACTACACCGCAGCAGATCAGCCGGTGGTTACGCGCACCTCGACGATACCGATTCAGCAGTACACGGGGCAGGTCTACACTCGTATCCGAGGTCGCCAGATGGCGTTCCGTGTGGACTCGACTGACTTAGGCGTTGCTTGGCAAATGGGCATGATGCGAATTGATGTTCGACCGGATGGACGTCGATGACCGTCGCACGTGGCATATCTCCGCCAAACCTACCGGTTGCACCGGCGGATTATAGTGTCCGTTATCAGGATCAGTTTAGTAATGTCTTGCGGCTTTTCTTTAGTCAGATAGCCAACCGGGTTAATTCACCGACCGCACACGCTTCGTATTTTGATACGACGACGCAGCCGAATCCGGTTGCAAATGCCGTTAATTTGTTTACTTACAATTCAGTCGTTACCCAGCAGGCTGTTAATCGCGGCGTACCCACATCTAAAATCTTCGTTGCTCAGACGGGTATTTATAACTTTCAGTTTTCTGCCCAGTTAGATAAAACGGGCGGTTCGGCAAGCGCCGTATATATCTGGCCTCGTATTAACGGGGTAAACCTGCCGGACTCGGCTACCAAGATCGTTATCGACGGCCCCAACAACGAGATTGTGGCGGCGTGGAACTTTGTGCTTGTGCTGCAGGCAAACGACTATTTTGAGTTGGCTTGGCAGTCTTCGGACACCAACGTGGTTATCCCGTATGTAGCCGCGACTGGTAACATTCCAGCGATCCCGTCCATCATTCTGACAGTGGTGTGGGTATCAAACTACGAGGCAAACTAGTAACACTTATGAACCAGCAACCTCCCGCAGCAGGACTTGCGTCCCTCCTTGCCTCCCAAGGCCGTGGACCAGATAGCACACTTGTCCACATGTCACCTGAAGAAGTACGCAATCTTCAGTTTTTGGCTCGCGCTCAAGGTATGGAGATGCCGCGCAATCCTGCTACGGGCCTGCCGGAAGCCGGGTGGCTTACTAATATATTAAACACCGTAGTCAAAGGCGTTCAGTCTGTTGGACAGACGCTTATCCAAAACCCGCAGACTACTGCCATGCTTGCCGGAGCCGCGTATGGCGCGGTGAAGGGAGATCTGCAAAAAGGTCTTGAGGCAGGCATGAAAGCCTATGCCGGTACGCGGATTCTTGGAGGTCTTGCAGAAGAAGCCCAGCGTAGGATTCCGGGGATTGCCGGTCCAACTGGGTATAGAGAACGTCCTCCCGGTCCTGAAGATTTTGGTGAGATTGCCCCCGGTATTGGCGTTGAACCGGTAAAACCCACAGTACAGCAGCCTCTGGGCAAAGATGTTTCTAGTGGTCTGCGTGGACTTCTAGGCGCTCCGCAACAGGGCGGCCAGCCCAAAGGGCTTTTCGGGCTCACCAAAGACCCGATCATGCAGGCTATTACGATGTACGCCTTGAACAAGGCGGAGCAGAAGATGAACCCGCGAGGCGGGATGCCTAAGCCGACTCCGGTTGGGTATAGGAATGTTCAGTACAGCCCCGGTCGAGTCAACCCACGTTTTGGTGAGCCGGGTCAACCGTACTTTATTGAAGGCGGTTACGCTGATTACGGCTACGGCACTGAATATCCGGGCTATACGCAGAACCCGCAACAAGGGATGCGGCAGAGTTCGCCGTACCAACCCCCTCCACCAGAACGTCCACCTGATGAGGAAGAAGATTATTACCGACGCGATATGGCGGCTGGCGGGGTAGTGCCGCAGCCAAATTTCTCTTATCCAATGATCCGCGCACAGGGTAATGGGTATGAGCCTAAAGTAGGCGTTTACACAGGCGAAGAAACCTTCGCTGAAGGTGGTACTGCTGATTCTGAAAAAGCCAAAGAGGAGTATTTCAAAAGCCTCCTCCCTTTCGCCCCCGCCCTGACTGAATGGTATCGCGCCGCTGCCGAATCTGGCAGCGCCCCAGTTCAGGGCGAAGATGACTTAAAGCGCCATCCGGTTAATCGACTTCCTCAGCCTGCTCCGACTGGAGTGAAGGCTGATACCAATGGTATGCCGTTCGATCAAGAACTCGCCGATTGGTATCAGTCTTTGCTCAGACCGCCGACTGCCGCGAAGCCGATGGATCTGAATCTTGATGAGTATTTAAGAACCACTCCGCAACGTGCGGAGACTGTTTATGGCCCAGTAGTTAAATATCCGTGGGAGCCTCCCACGACTCCAACCCCCGCACCGCCTCCGTCTAAACCCGAGTGTCAGCCGGGCTTTACTTTTGATTTTGCCAGATGGGAAGCGGGGCTTGATCCCTGTGTAAAGAGTCCCGGTACTGGGGGCGGCGATGGTGGCGGCGATGGCGGCGGATCTGGTCCGGGTACCGGCGGTGGTACAGGTCCGGGTACAGGTGGCGGAGGTACTACGCCGGGTGGTGATACTGGCGGAACTACGCCTGCTCCGGCTCCAACCCCGGCTCCAACCCCGGCTCCGACCCCTGCACCCGCGCCTACGCCCACTCCGACTCCTACACCGGAGCCTACACCTACACCCACTCCAGCCCCTGCCCCGACGCCGGAGCCTACACCTACACCCACTCCAACCCCTGCGCCGGAACCCGCTCCTACTCCAACCCCTGCGCCGGAGCCTGCACCAACACCTACTCCGACTCCCACTCCGACTCCTACGCCGGAACCTGCCCCTACTCCGACCCCACCGGAGGAGGAAGAACCATTACTCAAGACCTGTCCTGATGGGTCAATTGTACCTTCATGGGAAGTCTGCCCGACTCCAGCCCCTGAGCCTACACCTACTCCGACTCCAGCCCCTGCGCCCACTCCGACTCCTGAACCGGAACCTGCTCCTACACCCGCACCAACACCTACTCCGACTCCTACGCCGGAGCCTTCACCTACACCTGAACCCACTCCGACTCCTACACCCGTACCGACGCCTACTGAGCCGGAGCCTACGCAAGACCCCCGATGCGCTGAGCCGGGGTATGTCTATGACTATGAGATAGGCCGGTGCCGATTTAACGGAGTCAGTGATACTGACTGTCAGGCGCAGTACGGTAATGAATACGAATATGACCCGCGAGCAGACGGTGGGCTAGGTGCTTGCCGTAAAAAACAAAGTCCTGCACCGGCTCCAACGCCCGCACCCACGCCTACCCCCGCACCTACTCCGGCCCCTCCGCCAGAGACGCTGCTTAAAAGATGCCCAGATGGCTCGCTTATTCCATCTTGGGAGAATTGCCCTATTAGGGAGACGCCAACCCCGGCTCCGACTCCTGCTCCGACTCCTGCTCCGACTCCTGCTCCGACTCCTGCTCCAACTCCTGCTCCAACTCCTGCTCCAACTCCTGCTCCAACCCCGGCTCCGACCCCTGCACCGGAACCCACCCCGGCTCCGACCCCTGCGCCGGAACCCACCCCTGCGCCAACTCCCGAACCAGCCCCTACTCCGACACCCGAACCTACTCCAACCCCTGCGCCCGGTGGCGGTGGCGGACAAGAACAGTGCGCCCCGGATGAAGTGCAAGTAGGCGACGTTTGCTACGGCAGATGCCCGGATGGTATGACTTACACCCGTGGACTTGGGGAGCCTTCGCCTTGCGGAGTAACCTCCGAACCCGCTCCGACTCCTACGCCGGAGCCTACACCTGAACCCACTCCAACGCCGACCCCAACTCCGTCAGAAGGTAGGGTGCCTAAAAACGCGGATGGGTCATGCCCGTTTGGATATTCAAAAGAGTTTATGGGCTACGACGATGACGGTAACCCGATTTATTCTGACGACTGTGCACCAATTCCTGAAGGTCGTGAACCGAGTGGGGATGCTCCTGATTATGGCAGCAGACCGCAACCGCAATGCTCGTTTGGGCAGTTTTTTGACCCACGGGTAGGGCGCTGCGTTTGGTGGTGGGAAGATAATCCTGCTGGAGAAGATGGACTTTGTTATGACGAACGTGGGGTTCCTTATGAGGCTGACCCATGGCTAGGATGTTATAAAGCTTTATCAGATGGTAAAGGCGGGTTTGCTGGAGGACATGTGAAAAAAGGACGTATTAGAAAGTATCAAATGGGCGGAATAGCCGATTTGCCTAGGATTGGCGGAGCGCGGAACCCCGCTGACGGATACAACTTTGGCTTCGCCCGAGGCGGTATGGCGCCCATGCCGGAATATCAAGCCGGTGGTAAACTCCTGCGAGGACCGGGAGACGGTATGTCTGATGATATTCCTGCCGTGATACGGGGTAAGGGTGTGCAGCGTGCTGCGTTGGCGGATGGCGAGTTCGTTATCCCCGCTGATGTGGTGTCGCATCTTGGCAACGGATCGACTGAGGCCGGTGCTAAAAAACTGTATCAGATGATGGCGCTGATTCGTAAAGCGCGAACGGGTAAGTCAAAGCAAGCCCCGCAAGTTAACGTAGATAAATTTTTACCTGTCCCATCGCGCAAGAAATCACGGCGCTAATGGAGGATTAAATCATGGCTGAATCAACTCCTACATCAACCACCACGATTACTTCTAACATCCCTGAGTGGGCGCGTAAGTACGCCGAAGACTTGCTCGGGTATGGCGCAGCGTTAACTTATCCGAAGCAAAAGATTGACCCGAAAACGGGCAAGCCGATGTTTCAAACTGATCCTTCTACGGGTCAGCCAATACTAGATAAAGATGGAAAGCAGGTACCGATCCTTGAATCGGGCTTCCGTCCGTATGAGCGCCCACTTGTCGCTGACTTTAGCGACATGCAGAAGAAGGCGATGGAGTCTATTGGGGGCATGAAAGTCGCCCCGCAGATCGGTCAGGCTACTGGTCTGGCAGGGCTTGCAGGGCTCGCTGCACAAAAAGCCGGTCAATATGAAGCACTACAGCCGGGTGATTTTTATAAATCTGCTTTTGACGCTCCGGGCGGTCTTGATAAATACATGTCGCCTTACATGCAGGGCGTTGTAGAGCAGCAGAAAAAACAGGCTGTTAAAGACTTTTCCCGGCAGATTCCCGGTATGCGTGCTGCTGGAACACGTGCTGGCGCACTTGGCGGAAGCCGTCAAGCCTTGGCTGAGTTTGAAAGCCGTCGTGGGCTGGCCGATCAAATGTCTAACATTCAAGCCACGGGGCTTCAGAACGCCTACCAACAGGCAGCACAGCAGGCGGCGCAAGACGCACAACTTCGTGCTCAATACGGATTAGCCGGTACACAGTTGGGTGAGCAGTCCCGTCAGTTTGGCGCGGGTCTTGGGTTGCAAGGTATCCAACAGCAGTTGGCTGCGGCAGGTATGCTCGGCAATCTTGGTCAGCAACAGTACCAACAAGAGTTGGGCATTAATCAGGCGCAACTTGGTGCGGGTGGTCAGCAGCAGAATCTTATGCAGCAGAAACTGGCATCGGATTACCAACGCTTCATTGACGAGATGCAGTACCCGTACAAGCAACTTGAGTTCTTCTCTAACCTTCTGCGCGGTACACCGTCTTCGGATAAAACTACCAGCATCTACGAGCCGTCTAGCACTTTCGGTATGATTGGCGGTGTTTTGGGTAGCGGCGGCGGTCTCGGTACTCTGTTCGGCGGAGGTCGCTAATGGCAGTTTCTCCACTTAATCCGCTTGTGCGGACGATGCTCACTTCGCTTCATGGGGCGATGCAGAAGGGGATGCCCGTCGATCAAGCGGTTACTTACGTCAAAGGCATGGCCCAGCAGGGTATTGCCCCGCTGATTGATCTTCCTGCCATGCTCAAGCAGTTTGAGCAGTTGAAGCAGCCCGAGACCCGCGCTCCGCAGACGCCGACTATCCGTGAGCAGATTGCCGCTATGGCTCAGGCTCAACAGGGCGGGATGCCTATGGGTGCTACGCAAGGTATGCCGCAGGGCGGTATGCCTCCTCAGATGGCAGGGCAGATGCCCCAGATGCCGCAACAACCGCCTCCGATGCAGCAGGGGCTTGGCGCTCTTAATGCAGGGGCAATGGAGAATCCGCAGGGCTTCGCGGGTGGCGGCATCGTGGCGTTTGAAGAAGGTGGGGTGCCTCAGTCTGCGCCGCCCATCGTGGCTGCGAATTTGCAGAAACCGCGCTCGGATCAAGAGTTGTTTAACTACTACGCTAACATTATGGGACAAGGTTACGTCCCGGCGTTTAAGAAAGAAGAAGAAACGTTGGAAGGAATTGAGAAAGAACAAGGTATTGGCGAGTACGCCAAGTCTCTTGAAGAAGAACGTAATTTGTTGAAGACGCAAGAGAAGCGGTCGCTTGAGGAGTTGATGCAGGATAAGGAAAACCTGCGTCGGCAAGAGGCTGCGGATATTGCAGGCTACGCTACTAAGTCGCCTACGCTGTTGATGTCTATGGCTAAAGCCCGTAGTGCAGCGGTAACTCGTGAGCGTGAACTTGAGAAGGAGATTCGCGCTGCTCGTGCCGAACGAGAAAAGGCCGCTATTGGTTTGACTAAGGCAGTTGAAGCCGCGAAGGAGAAGCGTTCGGCAGGAGCCATTAGTGCCGTAGAAAAGAAACGGGCTAGGTTGGAGAATGTTGAGAACAAGATCGCGGAGAATCAGGCGGAACTGAAGAGAATTCAAGTAGAACTTAAAGGTCGTAAAGATATTGCGGCTATGGAACTTGCTGTCGCGAGAAAAATACGGCTATGGAACTTGCCGGTAGGATGTCTCTGCAAGAACGCGCTGGTCAGATTGAACGCGATATTAAAATGGGAACTGCTGACCCTGTTGACCAACTTGGCTGGCGTTATATCCAACTCTCAAGGGCTAAGGGGGAAGATAAGCCTGAAACTCAAGCCGCTTGGAGTAAATATATTCAGGCTAAAACCGCGATGCAAAATGCTGAAGGAAAGCCAATTAACATAACCGAAACGCAAGGCGGTGGGGCACCTGCTGCTAGTGGCAGTGTTAGATCTCAAGCCGACGCTATTCTTGCCGGAGGTTAATTGTGGCAACGGCTGACGATTACGCCGCGTGGATTGTACGCAACCGAAATAAAAAAGGTACTCCGGAGTTTGAGACGGTTGCCGCTGCGTATAAAGAAGCCCTGCAAGAAGAACAGGCTAAACCTGAAGAGGAAAAAGGCGGCGTAGTCGATAGGTTCATGAGTGGCCTTGAGTCGATGATCTCAAGTGGTCGCACTGCTATTGAATCATTAAGCGATGCTGAAAAAGCCGCACTTGCCGCTGCTGAACGTAGTAGAGGGATTACTGAGAAGTACGGCGAAGGCGCGAGTCTTGAAAAAGTTAAGCAAGCCTACGGTGAACGTGGCGCGTTAGGCGCTGCGGGCGAAGTTGTCGGCAGTATCCCCGGTGCTATTGCAGAACAAGTGCCTCAAATGGGGGCTACGATGGCGGGGGCTATAGCGGGTTCGGCTGCTGGCGCTCCACTTGGGCCTGTTGGCGCGTTGGTTGGTAGTACAGCCGGTGCCGTTGCTCCGTCTTTCTTGCAGCAGTACGGTTCTAACATTCAGCGTCAGGCTGAAGAAGACATCGCTGCGGGTCGGGATGTGGATATCTCTCGTACAGCCGCCGCTGCCGCTGCTGTTCCGCAAGCCGCGCTTGATGTAGC